CTATTGGCTACTTTAGGCTCATATGCGGTATACATTATTTCATTTGGACTTAGTAAATCTGCCATTTTATTATCTCCTCTTATTTAATATAAATATACTGTTATTATCTTTTTTTCAACTATTATTCAGGAAATGCTGCACCCGTTGGTAACACATTGAAATCAATGATAATAAATTCTGCTGTTCTAGTTGGTTGCAAGAACAATTGACCTACCATTTGGTTTCTATCAATTACATCAGGAGTATTATTTGTTTCATCCATTACTACTTTGAATGCATATAAACCTTGTCTTTGTTGTACACTTTCTAAATATGGATTAACTATACTCAAGAATCTATTTCTTGTTTCTGCCGTATTTTGTTCAAATACTAAGAATCTTGTCGCAGAAGCAATAAACTTCTTAGCTGCAATTAATAATCTTCTAACGTTTACTCTATCTAATGCAGATGCTTTCTTCTGTAATGTTTTCTGTCCAAATGCAACAACACCACTATTAGGGAAAGTTGCTAATGGATTAACATTTGAATCATATAAGCTATCTCTATTACCATGAGTTAATTTTCTCTCTGGTTGGATTGCTCTATCAATTCCTCCTCTATTTAAACCTGCAGGTGCAAACCATTCAGCTGAAACTTTATCATTAAATGCATATACACCACCCATTGCAACAGATGCTGGAACCCAAACATTTTTAGATGCATAATTATCCGCCATTTGAATCCATGGCCAATATACTGCAGCATAATTTGTATCTCTACCTGATGCTTCTGTAGTTGCATCTGTAATTGTTCCTGCATATGCTATTGGATCAATAATTGCAAAACAATCACCTCTATCTTCACACATTTGAATTGCTGAAGTTGCAATAGTTGAATGACCTGCTAATGCTGCAATTACACCTGGTAATAATAATAAGTTAATATCATACTCATCTTGGTTACCTAATAAGTTAATTGCATCTTCATAAGCTGTTTTACCTTGATTACCTGTTCCTAATGCATATCCTTGCGAATTAGTTGCAGTAATGTTTTCATAGAACATTTGTGGATGTTGTACATTTCCATCACTACCACCTGAGAATGTTCCTGAAACTTCTAATGGTAAAGAACCAGTATAGTTTGCATTTGAAATATTTCCATTTTCATCTAAATAATTTAATGTTTGACGAGTTACTTCTACTCTAACATATTTAGATTTGTTCATATAAGAACCTGATGCTTGGATATATGGACTAGTTGTTCCAGATCCTCTTAAATTAAGTTTTGCATCTCCAATTCTTTTTGCAATATAATTTGTTGAATTTGGATCTAAAGATAAGTTATTCCAAGTTTCAAGAATATTTTTTCTTTTGATTGTATCATTACCACTTCTAATATATAATGAGAAAGTACCTTTTGAGTTATTCTTATTTGCTACTTCCCATCTTAAATTATCTTTTGAACCAGATAATAATATATTGTTAGCTCCTTCATCTGCAGTAGAACCAGAACCTGCTGTTGATGCAGCTGGTTGACCACTATTCAAAATAGCACCGTCTGATAAGTTATGCAATTTGAATGAAGTTCCAAGCGATGTAACTGATGATACACAATTTGTAGTTCCACCACCAAAATCTCCAGCCATTATTCTAACCACTGTTAATGAGTCATGATGTCTCAAATATTCTTCTGCAGCTAATGATGTTAGATATGAATAATATCCAAGATTTGCTCCGGAACCACTTTCAAACACATCGCCAAATAATTGTCTATATTCAGCCATAGATGTTACCATGGTTGGAACTAATGCTGGACCTTTTACAGTAGGACCTACGATTGCAGCTCCTATGTTTTGTATCCCTGCTGGAAGAAATGATAAATCTCTTTCTCGGGTAAATACACCTGGTGATACTATTTTTTCAGCCATTTAAATTCTCCTCTTTGTTAAACTAAGACATGAGTCTTATTATTTTTAAATAAATATACTTAAATGGCTTCAAACCATTAGTTTGCTGGTGAAAAAGTACCAGAATCTAAATCTAATGTTCCTCGGCCATATTTTTCATTGAATTTTTTAACTAATTCAAGTTCTTTTGTTTGAATATCGGAATATTCTTTATTAAATTGAGTTTCTAAAAGTTCTAATTTTTTAGCCTTTTGTTCATGTAAAATTTGTTCTAATTTTAACTCTCCAAAATTGGCTACTAATTTAGACATTCTATCTCGTAACACCTGAACTTCTTTTAGTTCTTCATCTGTAAACTTTTTTGTTTCTGACATAACTATTCTCCTTTTATTAACATATATAAATATGCATTTGTACTGCTAAACAACCACTCCAGTTCCAGTTCCTGTAACAAATGTAAACACTGGATATACAAATGGATGTGGTGATGAACCTCCTATACCAAAACCTGTTACTGCGGTTTGTACTAAACCTCCTCTAACATATAAATCTATCGCTAATGAAATATCTCTTGCAAGTTCTCTATTAACTGTATTTTTATCTGGTCCTGGTTTTACTGATTGTTTCCTAAACGCTGCATAAATCATATTTTCTAACGCTGGTTTATTTAATGGCATAACTATATTCTATCCTTTAATGATTGTTCTAATTTTGATAATAATTCATTTTCTGATGCAATTGGATTATAATTTCCTGCAGGTGGCGGATCAAATGTTGCAGTAAATACATCAGTTTCGTGTTCTGATCCAAATTTGATTTGCTTTGTCGCAAACCTTTTTTGTACTGTTGATACTCGTAATTCATCTTCCATTAATAATGTCGCTTTTGATCTAACTGGTAATGTAGCTCTTATAATTCGATCTTCACCCATATTGTTCATTGTCTCAAACGAGTAATCATCTATATATGTATTAAACTTCCATGTTGTTCCCCAAGCAAATCCACCAGTTGGCATTATCTGTTCAATTATACTATTTAATTGTTCTGTAAAAGAACACCATATCAATAATTCATATGATACTTCTACAAATTCTGGTACAGCTGTTATATAAAATTCTTTGGTTGGTTTTGCATTTGTTAATACTCCAAATCTATCATACTTATTTGCTTGAGTAAATTTGTTTTGTAATACCATAGCATTACCTGATGGATTTTTATTAACATCTAATTTTTTTAATATATCTCTTTCTGCAATAGAATTTCTTCTCAAAGTAATTATTGGTGCCATTAATTTACCTTTTGCATCTCTCATATATCCATGCTTTTGAATTTGGCTCCATTTTTCACCACTCGCATATTGAATTGGTACAGTTATAATACTTCCATCCTCTTCTACCCTAGGTTGTATAATATCACGTATATAAGATATAATTGCATAATCTACATCATATATTGTACATGATGGAGTTTTAATTGTATCAGTATCACGGCGTACTTGATTAGCCCTATTAATTATAGGATCATTTGCTTGAGTGCTTTGAGTTCTATTTAATCTTAATTTTCCCATCTATTATAAATTCTTTGGTAATTGATATTCTTGATTAGCTCCGCCTGATCTAGTTTCTACTAAATTAAGTTTATTTCTTTGTGTTACATGTGCCTCACATATAACTGCAACACTATATCCATGTTCATCAATTTGTCCTCTTGTAAATCCTAAATGAGTTGATGGATTTTTACCAGCAAAATATTGTGATGATCCTATTTGGTCTACTTCATAATATTCATTATCCCAATTTAATATATCACCTACTTCAAGTATAATTGTTCTGTCAACCAAATAATCTCTTGCAAATGCAAAAATACCAGTTCTAGTTGAATCTAATCCAAAATCTTCTGCAACAGTTGTTTTTTCATCTTTTTGTACAAGGCAAGGAATGGCTATTGGATTATAATATTGTTTACTCATTGATTCGCCATATAAATTTTCTCGTGTATTTTCTAATACCAACTTATACAATTCAATTTCTGTATCAATTATATTGACTATAAGTTCGTTATTTATATGTCTAATTAGACTTGCATCTCTACCTGAACCAAATAACGCCATAATTACCCTACATATATTTTAAGTGGAATTTTCATCATCTGTTGCTGTAATGCATCAGATTCTGCTTGTTTTCTTTCTAATTGTGATTGCCTTGACATTGTATCTAAAATCTCTTTAAGTTCTGTTATAAGGCCTTCTTTTTCAGTCTGAGCGGCTGATATAAGGTCTGCTGAGTTCAATGTCACATCTGCATTTGGTATTGGAATTGCAGAATACTTTCCTCTAATATATCCTAACATTTCTTTTGCTAATGCTAAAGTATATTTTCTTATCCATTGTTTTCCTACCGCATTAATATTTGAATATATAATATCTTGATATGGAACGTTTGAATAATCTGAAATTGCTCCTGTATTTCCTTTTAATGGATTAGATCTATCAGATTTTTTTATGTATTCAAAATGTACTTTAGTAAATGCATCTGCATCTGGAATAGGAAATATTTTAATTCTATCATTTATTAATTGAAATGAATATGCAGATTTTCTTATCTGATCGTTAAATTCAATTCCTTGAAGTCTTAATACATCTGCATATGTTGGCATCATCATAAATGATACACCTGGAGAATAATTACCCCATCCAAATGAATCTAACATTTGCTGAGATCCTAATCCAGTTCCTATAAATGGATCAAAATATCTTGCTATAGCAGGAGGAGCTTCATGAAATATTCTTTTAATTTCTATTTCATCAGTTCCTGCTGTTCCTGACTCTAATGATACTATTGATGAATCTGTTAAATCATATATTTGTTGATTTGCAGACATTGTCACAGAACCTGTATAATATGTTACATTACCTCCACTTCCTGCTTCTGTTCCATATTCTTCAGCTAATTCTATAAGACCTCCCATATTAGAAGATACTTTTTGTCCTGATAAATTTGATCCTGTTGCTGCTCCGTATAAGTTAATTAGGTTATCTCGTATATTAAATGTATTTACTTGATTACCATATTCTGTTACAGCTTCTTCAAATGCTGCAAAAAATGAACCTGATTGTAATTCAATATCAGTTAATGGATATCCTAATCTTTTAGCACACCAATCTGCAGTACTAATTGATGCAGATGCAAATGTTACATCTGAATCATATAATCCGAATGGTGTATCATTTGTTCCTATCCAAGTAGCTGTTCCTGTCCAAATTGGTATTTTTACTGCCATATTATGCCTTCTCTATTTTAATATAAATATGTAATGACCAAAGATTACAGAGATATTTTGCCGCTTGTAATTTTAACTAAGCCTGATGTTATTTTTATAGGTGCACCAGTTCCAGTTTCGTAATAAACTCTCATTAATACATAGTCCCAAAATAAAACACCAGATGCTATTGTAGATACATCTATAGTTGCAGTTACTGCATTAGCTGTTGTAGGGGTCCATGATAATCCCCATAACTCAGATGAACCGCCATATGTTACGTCTTGATCTGATTTGTTAAATGCTGCACTTGGAGCTATGCCACTAGAATTAGATGATCCATTATTAAGAAATATTTCAGGTGTAGCAGCAAAATTACTTCCTTGACCTTCTACTGTTATTTCCAATCCAGTAATAGTTGTTCCACTTGGTACATTCAAAAACCCAAACTGTAAAGTGATGTCACCAGTCGATGAATTGAAACTTGGATTGTTACGAGTGTTGTTTGATGATGCCCAAGCTGCAATTGCTCCAATTCCCGTTCCTGCTGAATTTGTGACGGATGCTATAGATTCTTTAAATGCCATATTATTAGCTCGCTGCGTTCAATGTAAATGTTTTTAAGGTAGTAAGTCCTTTAGCATTGGTGAGTCCAATTACTATATTCAACGTATCAACTGAATCATCGTTTACAGCTGGAATATGTTGTATGCTCTGGATCGAGACTGATACCTTAGATTGTTTTGTTGTTATAGCAGGAAATGGTGATGATACTTTAGCATCATTTGATGAAACTCTAGTTGAAAAAGAACCTGATGCGGTTGTTAAATCTTTAACTCTTGCTTCCAATGAACCTGATGCTGTATTATTTGCATTTATAGTATCAATACATTGATCCATTTTTTTATTCATATATTGTAATGCATCATCATAAGGATTATCATTGTCTGTTGAATCATCAAATCGTTCTGTTATATTGGTTCTTTTTAAAGTAGATTTAACGTTGTTAAATTTACTATCTGTTTCATTTGCTAGATCATTGAATTTTTTAATGGCCATATTCTATCTCCTATGTTACTATTCTATATTGTACTGCTAATTGAAAATCATAATTTGTTCCGCCTGTAGCTGCTGTTTTCTTAAATCTTGGATATAACATTGTCATTGGACTTACAGGTATTGCAAACTGATCTCTTCTATCTAACTCGTAAAAATTATTTGCTGATCCTATAGTTATTGTCTGCCCTGCTTCGGCTGCTACAAGAGTTTGAGATAAACTTGTAACATCGCCATCCCACATACCATCACAATAAACTAATGTGAATTCAATATTATCATCAGTTGTTCTTCCTTGTATATTCAAATGATATCCAGTTAATACTGCTTTATAAGGCAATTTAAATCCAGAATTCAATGTTGTCGTTTTTGACGTTATCGTTGTTGCACTAGTTCCTAAATCTCTATTCCAATAATAATAATTAACACCTTGTGCATTTGGTCCATAATAATTAGTTGTATTATTTCCAACCACCAATCTACCAGTAGTAGACCAATATTGTTCATTGTTTGAATATATATTACCACTTGAACTTATGTCACCTGAAGCTGTTATGTTTGCCTGGACATTTAATGATTCTCCAGTACTGGCTATTGTTACCTTTTCATCTTCTAATCGCAAATAAGTAGTATCATCTCCATTGTGGTAGATATAATTGGCAACTCCCACATCTCCAGCAACTTGAAGAGTTCGAGTAGGTGATTTTACATTTACACCCAATTTTTCATCTACATAACCATATACAAATGAACCAGTTCCATTACTCGAACTTATGTCACCTGATGCTGTTATAGTACCTTCTACTTCAAAAGACCTTTGCGATCCATCAAATGCTGCATATTGAGTACTTCCTTCACATATTATAATATCCGAATCAGGTTGTAATCTTAAATGTCTATCTACAATTATTTCTAAATCATTAGGATTTCCTGATGTTAGAATTCTATGGTTTGAATCTCCTGCCCAAACAATATCTGCATTGTCAACTAATTCTATTCCTGCTGCATATACATCACCACTCGCGCTTATATTACCTGAGGCTGTTACGTGTCCACCTAATTTCGTTGTTCCTACTACCTCAAATTTATTATCAGTACTAGTTCCTCCTATCACAAATCCATAACTAGTACCTGGATTGAAATAACTATCGGTATTAAAATCTAAAAGCCATCTAGTAGTACCAGCATTTTTTAATGTTAATGAGCCTCCTTGAGTATGAGATGATAATACATATGCTGTGCCAGAACCATCTGTTTCATATCCAGTAATAATTCCTTCATTACTTATAGTTCCTCCTATAGTAGAAGTTCCAAATTGAAGACTTCCTACTTTAACTGTTCCACTTGCGCTTATATCGCCTGATGCTGATATTGCGCTTACAGAAAAATTAGCGTTAGCCAATGCTAAATTGTTATCGTTACCTTTTACTAAATGTGTATTTGAACCTCCATATCCATTAAAATATAATCTATCTTTTACTACTCCATTTTGTGCACTTATAATCCCACTTGCACTTATATCGCTTGAAGCTGTTATACTAGTTGCATTAACAAAGCCAGAAACTTCTAATCCAGTAGCTTCAGATGTATTTCCTGTCAATACATTATATGATCCGGTAGGAGCTTTTACAGTTACTTCGGAATGAATAGTACCTGATGCTGTTATATGAGTATCAAATTCTGCATTACCACCAACATGTAACATGCTTGTATTTCTTGCTCTTCTTCCAATACCTATCAATGCATTTTCATTTCCTGTACCTGCCGAACTTTGAGACACTACTAAATATGTTTGTGATGTTGGATTACCATCGTTTGGTGTAAATACAATATCTCCTTGCTGAGAAGTTATTGTTGATACTAGTTCGGCAAAACCAGTAGTTTGATAAAAGAAGAGGCCTCCCGATGCAGATCTAATTGTACTAAGTGAACGACCAGAGAAGAGGCCTGAATTTCCAGTTATTACAGATCCTTTAATATTACCTGATGCTGTTATATGTCCTTGCGCATTAATATGGTCTGCAACATATAAACCAGATGAATGAGTTCCATTAATTCTTGGTGTATTAATTGTACCGATACCATATAAATTATTACCTGTAATATCACCACTTGCACTTATGTCACCTATTACTTCAACAGTTCCTCCTGAACCTGTTAGGAATCCTTCTACCTTTATATTATTTGATGCTGTTATGTTTGAATTTATTGTAAGTGGTGCAGGCAATGAATGATGTCCTATAGTCATAGAAAAATCTTGAAGACTAGTAGATGTTGTACCTATTCCAAATGCACTATTTCCAGGTAGTGGAAAAAAGTTTTGGCCATAATGGTAAAGCCCATATAAATCACTACTTCCACTTATATTTCCAGATGCTGTTATATGTCCATCGATATTTAAGTTATCTCCAAACGTAATTGTATTACTTCCTGCAGATACAAAATTATCTGCATATACTGTTCCACTTGCACTTATATCACCTGATGCTGTTATGTTGCTGTCAATGGTAACATCAGTTGTTATGTTTAATATAGTGTTCGCACTTGTTTTTGGTCTAATAGTATCTGTTCTTACTTCAGTTGTAAACTCACCAATGGCTGCTTGTAAATTATCTGTTGATACACTATTACCATATATAGTACCACTTGCACTTATATCACTTGAGGCTGTTATGCTACCATCTACAGATAATGGTTTTGATATATTTAATCCTAATGAATTATTTGGATCTTGATGAATCCTATGTTGATTGGAGCCTATGTAAATTGCAGTTCCTATAGATGCTTGTCCTGCTGATGCTATTTCATTTGCTGTAATTGTACCACTACTTGCACTTATATTACCTGATGCTGTTATATGAAATTCTGATATTAAACTTTTATTTGCAAAATCAATAGTAGCCGCGGTTGTATTTGAAGATTCATGTACACCTCCAAAAAGAATAGATGCGTTATTAATATTAGTTTTAAAAACAGCATTATTAGCAGACTTATAAATTTTAAGATTTTGATTTCCTGTTTCGCCTAAAGCAAATAAATTAGCAGTTACTCCTCCGCTTGCGGTTATATTATTTGATGCTGTTATATTATGCTCTATATATAAATTTTTTGCATCTACATCACCCATAAATACTTTTGACTTACCAGTAGTAGCATCACCAAATGTTGCATTACCTGCCGATGTCATTTTTAAAGTACCTAATCTACTATTACCATCTTTGAATTCAATTGTTTGGCCTGATGTTACAATATGATCAAAACTACCAGTACCTAATGCACCTGCATTTATATCTCCTGAAGCACTTATGTTACCGGAAGCAGTTACATGACCATCTCCAATAACTACTTCAGACCCTACAGTTCTAATTCTTCCATAAAATGTATGAGTATGTCTTGCATCCGGTGTTCCAAATATAACTTCACCGCTTGCACTTATATTACCTGAGGCTGTTAAGTGACCTGCTACATTAAATCCTCCTGCTGCTCTTAAGATAGGATTTGTGGTTGTAGTTTTGCCTAAAAAATGATCAGTTGAAATATTATATCCAGGATATATTCTACCATTTCCGCGGAATGATTCAGCTGCAATATATCCGCTTGCGCTTATATTATTTGAGGCTGTTACTGGTCCTGAGAGTGATATGTTAACTGCACCACCACTACCTATTACTAGACCATTTCCAAGTACAAGAGTCTGGCTATCTGCTGCACCAAACACTTGTGTTCCATATAAATCCCATATAACATTGCTGCCTTTCATTTGATATGTAGCTGCTTGTACTGCAGTACTTGCACTTATATATCCTGAAGCTGTTACTGGACCATGTAACATTATATTTTTTGTTTGAGCTGTACTTCTTCCAACATGAATTCCTGTCCAATCTGTTCCTCCAAATACAGTTCCTTCTGTTACAGTAGGAGCTGTTCCTAAAGCATGTTCGTTATTTACATATACTCCATTAGTTGATGAACCTTTTACATATACATTACCACTTGCACTTATATGGTTAGATGCTGTTATATTTCCTGTTATATTAACTCCACCAGCCTGTGTTGATAATTTTTCACTACCTGCATAATATAGTCCAACATTAAATGCTTCAGAATCAGTTTTTAGAAGTACATCTTGATTTCTATCTAAAGCTCTGAAGTTAATTCTATTACTACCGCCATTAATTGTAGCAGTATAAGGAGCACTATCATCATCATGGATTGCGAAGAATGTCATACCACCTGCATCAAATGAAATCTTATTATTAGTAAAGCGGATTGCTGTGTTATCATCACCTTTATGTTTGATATATTCAGTAACGAATAAGTCCCCACTTGCTGTTATATTACCTGAAGTTAATATATTATTTACTAATAAATCACCGCTTGCACTTATATTACCTGATGCTGTTATATTAGTAAATGGTTGTTCTATATTTGAAGCCAATACATAAGAAGCAGAATCTGCTGTTTGAGCATGTGATGAAGATAACTCATAAGTGATTTCATGAGATGCAGATACAGCATGTGATGCTGATATAGCAAATGATGCAGATGGTGGTAACAATAAAGAACCTGTACCATCTGTAAAACTACCGGTGGCATCGACTTGTACTAATCGTTGATAAGTATCTTGAATGTTTTGGCCTGTTAAATCTGGTAAAGCCATTTATAACCCCTATTTATTTTTTGCTAATACGTTCAATACTCCATTAATAACATTTGACTTTGAAGCTTCGTTAATTGGTTTGAATTGAGTATATGTAGCTATAACCTTGTTTAATTTGTCTTTCTTTATAGAAAGATTATTTATATTAACATTTTCATGAATTAGTAATTTCATTATATTTACAATATGTTTCTTTTCTGATTCTGAAATTGTCTGTTTTTTATTTTCTTTCATATCTTGTTTAATTTTTGTAACTTGGACTTTTGGTCCTTTTGTTTCTACTATTGGTTGTTTAGTAGTTTGTGATTTTATTTCTACAGTTACCTTTTTACTTGCCTGTACTTCAAATTCACTTTCCCATGGAGTAAAAAATGTATCTTCTGCGATTACTTCTAGTTTAATATTACCTTTATTACTTTCATCTATAAGGCCTTTTAATTTTTTAATTGGAACTTTACATTTACCGTCTGATGTTATAGATCCGTTAAACATTAAACTATATTCTTTAGTTTCTACAACTAGTCTTGCAGTTGAATTAGAAAGACTTGCTCCTTCTATTTTAATATCACATTCAAATAATTCTGCTTTATCTGTAAATAATTTATACATTTATATTCTCCTTAATTTTTTGCCCATGGATATTTTTTATTTAACATTTCTCTGCGATCATCACATCCACAGTCTTTTCCGGTAATTTTAGATATAGTTTTTACAGCTTTTTTTATTCCTGTAACTGATGTAATTTTATCTATACTATCTCCTAATCCTTTAGACATGAATATTCTCCACTTGCATCTGTATTTTGGCTTCTTCAATAATTGTTCTTATTTCATCCACATGTACATCAATATTTTTAACTTCTTTAGATTCATCATATATTTCAATTCCTTTTCTATACATAATTAATCGTATAAGTTTTTTCTTTTTTTCTGGTTCTAAAGCTTTTACTGCGGTTTCAACTATTCCGCCTACAGTTGCATCATCTACCTGTTCTGCAATTTCTTCAATTATTAGAGCTACATCATTCCATTTGAACGGAAATGATGATGGCGCAAATCCAGGTTTATAATCTTCACTAGGTGGTGCTGCTTCCCATTTAAAATCTGCTTCTTCCCATTTTATCTTAGTTGCCATATCTTTTATATAAATATGTAATAAAGTAAGAAAGGTGCCTAAAAAGGCACCCTTCAAACAATAAATCCTAATAAAATTAGTTATTTAACCAATCTTATATAGTATCCAATCCATCTACATGAATCTTACCATAGAATTCTGGTCTTACCATTTTCTTAGCATATCTAGTCATTACACCTTTTCTTGGAGTGAATGAAGCTGGATCATATACTAATGGAGTCATGATAAGTGGAATATATGGTGCATAAACT